CTCCTGTTGCAACCTAGCGGTTGCAGTCTAGCCAGTTTTGAGGGAGCTTCGGCTCCCTCTTTTTTGCTCTGTCCTCAGCACTTCGTGCTGGCTTAAATAGTCAGAATCCGCGCAGCGGAGGACAGAGCAAAAAAGCCGCAACAACCATGAATCTCCAATCATTATTCAATGCTGTAGTTCTTGAAGGTGAGACTGTGCAAATCTCCGGGCTGTCGCCTTCAGAATATAATAGTGTCCGTGTAGCATTGATCCGAAAGTTCTCAGCATATCGCAGTCAATGCATGGCTCTAGGCATTCCCGGATACGATGACAAATATATGCGATGCTCTCACACTAACAACGTGTCTGAGTTTCGGCTAGATGACAAGACCAATAGCCCGCGGCGGCCCAAAGAATACTTGGCCAAAGTCGTTTGAGCATGTCACGTTACCATGTGATTTGGAACAGCATAAAACAAACTGGCAGTGCAGAAGTGACTGTCAGTAAGGAACACGCACGCACTGTTGAAGATGGTGTAAAGCGTGTTAAGACTGCAGAGAATGTTGCCCGCCGGCTGTCAGGTCTGGTAGGCTGGAGTAAACTAGTCATTGAAAGAAAGGAGATATCATCCACGCATGTCTTAATCAAGTTCACACTCCTCTATAACACAGCCTTATAAACTTTCCACAAACCAAACCAACCATCATGACCACTCAAATCCAAACCTTTGCCGTGCACCGTGTTGTTATCAAAGCCGAGAAGCATGTCTATACTAATGGACGCAAAGAAAACAACTTCACTGTGCTGCGACTGGAATTGTTTGATGTCAAGGGAGAGCGTATCCCTACGAACGTCAGTCTTTACAGTGCAGGGGAACAATCTGAAGTTTCCTTTGCACCTACGGAAACCATCGAGCACAACTGAGTTAATCTGCTGAGAGCTATGGCAATCCTGCCATTCTTTGTTCCTCCTCTTTCGGAGGAAATGCAGCGCAGAACCCTCGTAGCTCATGTGGCTCGGGGGTTTTGTTTTCATATCAACTCACTTCCCTGCGCACCATTTCGTAACAGTCAGCTGGCTTTGCCTCTGACTCTTAATCTTCTTCCTCGCTTGCCGGCATTTCTGCCACTTGACAAGCATATCCCGCTGCCCCGTTACCATGTGCTGCAGCTTTTACATCATGCAACTGTGCATTGGCACCGGCAGCTCTGTGATCTTGATCTTTCTTTTACCCACTTACAATTCATGCAGCTAAAAGATCATGAGCGTGAAGCTGCACTCAATCAGATTGACGTCACCTTAACATTTTGCAATGGCGGAGCCGCGGCCGAGCCAATCACCTGGAGAGCCATGACCATGAAGACTAGCGATGCTATCCCCAAAGATGTTCTGCAGAAACTGGAGATGTCTCTTGCATCTCTTGAGCAGACGCTCCGCGAAAAGGATCCCATGATGCCTCAGCATCTTCGTAACACTCACAGTATTCTCATCAGCTATCCTGAGACTGTGCATCTGCTTGATGATGTTGAGATTGCTCGCATCATTGATGCTGCAGAAGTTCACACAAAGACTGAGGTTGTCAAAGCCATTGCCACTAAGAAGGCTGGCGGTGGCAAGGCCAAAGTTTCTGTGGATGACTTGTAATATCAGGAAAGGAAGAAGACATGACCACATGGCACAAAGGACCGCCGCCTAGCATCGGCTGGTGGCCGGCTAGTTCTTGTCGTGATCCCCAATATTTCCGTTGGTGGAATGGAAAAAATTGGAGTATTGCCTGCACTAAAAATGATAGTGCAGCAGACGCTGCTGTGCATGCTACATACCCAGCTCATGTGCTGGCAGATTATATCGAATGGACCGAGCGGCCAGATAATTGGCCGGAGAGGGCAAGGACATGAGCACATCAAACAAAGTTTTGGAACAAGAGTTAACGAAATTTGCAATAAAAAATCCAACAGTAAGCTCAGAAAAAATTGCTACGCTTCGCGCAGCGTATGCACAAGAAAAACTTCCTCAGGTTTTCATGGAAGCAAAACGCAAATTGCTAGAAGACGCCGCGAGGGCCGCTAACTACGATTACAAAATAAAAGAGTGCTTCGTATTTCCGCACCCTTTTCAAAGATTTGAATTTTTTCTGCGCTCTTATTGGCTGGCCAGAAAAAGTGATTATCCGACATGGTGGAGGCCTCTTGAAGATGACGGAGACGCATTGCGGTTGGCGGTTAAGCTGAAAGTTTTTCTCTGCCACCAGTATCTTTTTCACAAGCTCTATGAGGAAGAAGTTGCAAACGGTCTGGATGAGCCCGCCGCAACCCGCCGCGCCATCGTCAGAGTTGCAGCAGAAATAGGAAGGAACATGACATGAACATGGATGACATTCTACAAACAAATGTCACAGATGCAACTCCAGGATTTGGAGCAGCAGTCAAAGTGACAAAGAACCACTATGACCAGCTGACTGCACACAGAAATCTGATGACGTATTCAACATCAGACATTCTGCACAGCTGCCCGCGCAAGTATCAGATCAAGAAACTGCAAGCTGAAGCTGGCACCAGCCAGCGCATAAACTCTCCAACCTTTGCATTTGGTCATGCTGTTGGTGCAGGTGTTGCAGTCTATGACCAAACTCAAGACTTGCGTCAATCTATCTGGGCAGCGTTTCTTGCCTGGGACATTGACCTGTTTCTTGAAGAACGCAAGACCACACGGGCTGCAGGCAAATCATTCTATGAAGCCATCTGGGCACTGTACTCATATGAGAACTTCTATCAATCTGAAACCATGCTCTCAGACTATGAGACTGTCAAGATCGAAGCAACGATTGCTGTAGACTTTGAGGATGGGCACTTCTACAGTGGCCACATTGATGAAGTGCTGCAGCACAAGACCACAGGCAGGTATCTGGTCAAAGAGAACAAGACCACTGGCTTTACCAATGTAGATCCTGTGCTGTATGCCAACAGTGACCAAGCACTCAGCTATGCCATTGTGATTGACATGCTTGGCGGTGCAGAGTATGAAGTACTCTACACAGTCTACAGTGCAACTGCACAACAGTGGATGCAGTTCCCGTTCGTCAAGAATGCCAACAAGAAAGCTGAGTGGATACAAGATCAACTGCTCATACATCAGCAGATTGACCACTACAACACACTCAACTTCTTTCCCAAGCGCGGCCGCTCATGCTTTAACTTCATGAAGCGCTGTGAATACTATGAGAACTGTGACCTTGCAGCCAAGACTGTCTTTGGCAAAGAGTTCGCAGAGCTTCCGGAAATCCAATCATTGGAAGACATTGATGCTATTGAGCCAATCGACTTTCCAACCACACTATCAGAGATAGTTCAACGTCAGAAAGAAAGACTGCAAAATGTCACAAACTCCTGATTCCTCATTCAACAAGCTCATTCAAGAACTCAACAAATCCATTCCGGAGGGATTCAAAAGCTCAGAGCTTCCAGTGCGCCAGTTCATCTATGAAGACGTAGACTTTGGCATTGTCTCAGGCTATCCGTCTGTGCGATTTGTCTGTCCAGATCCGCAATTTGAACTGCGCATCTGCCCAACTCCTCTAGTTGGCATCAGTGACACATACATTGATTCCTTCTTTTATCAGATCGCAGTCATTTCACCTCACAAGTTTTCCACAAAAGAGGTGACCAAGGGGATTGCTGGCCTGCTGGAAACATTCTCCATGTCTGCACTGTTGCGTGTACAGCCCAGAGATGGAAGTAAGATTCCCAGCGCAGGAGAGCCCAGCGGCCAATCCTTTGTGATACTCATAGCCTCAGAACCAGATGTTATCTCTGGGCACTATTGCTACAATGCAATGGCAGCAATCGAAGTAGGCTCTGAAGCTATTCGTAGGCACATTGAATCTCTGGAGCGACAGCTACAAGACATTGCAGAAATGTACAAAAGCACAGAGTCAAGACTGCAGCCTCCCAAAAATCTGTGATCCCCAGTGGTTTTAATCAACAATCTGAAAGGATACAAAGTGAATCTAAACGAATATAGTAACGCAGCGCGCAGCAAAGTCCTTGTTTACGGGGCGCCGAAGTCTGGCAAGACTGCACTCGTTGGAAAACTTGCAGAGCATTTCACGCTGCACTGGTTTGACCTTGAGAACGGGATCAAGACACTGCTCAATCCTGCAATTCTTGCCCCAGAGTTTCGCAAGAATGTCAATGTCATCACTGTGCCAGATCACAGGCTGTATCCCATTGCCATTGACACGGTGCGTGAAGTCCTGCGTGGTGGCATGAAGCGCATCTGCACGGCACATGGCAAAGTCTCTTGCCCGCTGTGTGCAAAAGACTCCAGTGCAAAATTTTCTGAAATCAATCTCGCTAACCTTGGAGAAAATGACATTCTTGTGATTGACAGCCTGAGCCAGCTGGCCAACAGTGCCATGAACAAGGGCATTCTCAAAGAACTGCAGAAGCCCGGAGGGGAAGAATACAAGAAGACGTTTGTAGACTACGGTGTGCAAGGCGCACTGATGGAACAAGTGCTCAGCTTCATACAGGTGGCAGACATCAACATCATTGCCATCAGTCACGAGCTGGAGAGTGAGAGTCTGGAAGGCAGGGAAAAGATTGTTCCCGTAGCTGGCACACGCAACTTCTCTCTGACCAGTGCAAAGTATTTTGACACTGTAGTGCATGCAAGTGTTGTGAACAAGCAGCATCGTGCATTCAGTTCCAGCACTTACAGTCCCACAATTATCACAGGATCAAGGCTGGCGATTGATCTTGATGAGAAGAAAGGAGGCGAACTGTCGCTGATAAGTCTGTTCCGCAGGGGTTGACATTTGCAGCGAACGCTGCTACAGTGATCTTCCCTTGCTTCACAAAATCCTCTCAACACATTTCAAGCTATGAGCACTGAAGCACAAGACATTCATCAGATTCTTGCAGAGCGTGGCAGTCGGTATGGGGTCTTTGCACATCATGCAAACATCACGCAAAACATCAAAACCACCATGCATGTATGCCCAAAATGGCATGGCATGGCACCTGACCAGAAAGAAGCACTGGACATGATCGCTCACAAGATTGGGCGCATACTCAATGGTGATCCAGACTATCTCGACTCTTGGGTTGACATCGTTGGATACACACAACTTGTCATTGATCGACTGAAAGGAGTTCCTGAAGCACATCTCAATCCCACAAACATCTGCAAACATCTGCAACCTAACCAAACCATTCTGAAAGACAAACATCATGAGCAACAAAGCTGCATTCGCTGACCTCGATTCCCTGATGAGCGCATCGATGGATGACATTGATGACCTGCCGCCGATCGGTGTTCCTCCCACGGGGCACTACAACATTTCCGTGACTGCAAGTCGTGAGACTTCGGAAAGCAGCGGCAGCGAGTACATCAAGTTCTCCTATGAAGTCGAAGCTGTCAACGAGGTGAAGAACCCTGAAGAAGAAAAGCAAGCTGCCGTGGGCCAGAAGTTCTCGCAGATCTTTTCCCCCTTCAAGAAGGATGGCACCGTCAATGAGTTCGGGCTTGGCTATCTGAAGGAAGCCTGCGCTCCGTTTGCTGCACACTTCGGTACGCGAGCAATGGGTGAAACCATTGCGCAGATCGAGAAGATCAGTGTGGCCGCAAGTCTGGTGCGGCGCCAGGACAAGAAAGATCCTGAGCGATTCAACTTCAATCTCAAGGATGTCGTGGTCCTCTGAGTTTGATTGATTGAATCAAAGCCCACTTCGGTGGGCTTTTCCCTTTGTGCTCTTACATTAACTTCGGCACGAAGTGCCCACAAAGTGAAAAGTCCAAACAAGGAGAACTATGAAACTGGCTTTCTTTGGCACTCCAGATGACAGGAGTTTCCTGCCGCGGCTCAACAGTCTGGTAGGTGCGCACTCCATCAAAGTCTCGCTGACACCGGAGGAGTATCTCACCAGCTTTGCAATGAAGGTCAAGGCCAATGGCATTGAAGGCGTCATTGTGTCTGAGCCAGAAACCATGACCATGCTGCTGTCTGCATTGCCAGACTTTCGGCATCCCATTGACAAGCGTGGAAGCAAGAAGAAGCTAAGTCTTGATGACTATGCTGGCAGCTTCTTTCATATTCCTGCAGCCAAACTGGGCACACAGCATGACCTCCAAGTTCTTGTTCTCAATCCGCTGCGGCATCTCGTTACTACAGCTGAGGGCTCGTTTGTATTTAAGCGGTTTATATCTAAGCTCACCAATCCGCAGGATTGGTTTCCGCAGACTCCATTCACTTGGGAAATCTGGGAGGCATCTAAGTCTGAGGCTCTCCTTGCTCGTTTTGAGACTGCCAGAATATTGTCTGTTGACATTGAAACATATGTTGACGATCCCTTGCGGCGGATACGTTGCGTTGGTTATTGCGGTCTATTTCCTGATGGAAGAACGCATACTGTTGTGGTTCCTTTCAGAGATATTCTCGCGCATGCCTTTGTGAGAAGGATGAATGCTTCTGCGCCGCCGAAGCTGTTTCAGAATGGCATGTATGACAATCTGTACTTCCTGCGGTTCAATGTGCCAGTTCACAACTGGCTGCATGACACGCAGCACATGTTTCATTCTTGGTATTCAGAACTGCCTAAGCGCCTGGACTTCATCACTGCATTCTGTGTGCGTGAGATACGCTACTGGAAAGATGACTCTGCAGGCAGTGAATACAATCTAATGGAGTACAATGCCCGCGATTGCTGGGCAACTCTGATGACTTATCTCTCCATGCTTCTGGAGATTCCACAGTACGCACGCACAAACTATCTCCTCGAGTTCCCACTCGTCTTTCCATGCCTACACATGGAAGCTGATGGGCTGTCTCTTGACAAGTCTCGATTTGACTTGGCAAAAGCCAAGGCTGAAGCAGAGCTTGAGAAGCATCGTGCAAAGCTGAGTGCATGGTTTGGTGAAGGCTTCAATCCCCGCAGCCCAGATCAGTGCAAGCGTGTGCTGAAAGTGCTGGGCATGGGAGATGTGGAAAGCTCTGATGCCAAGGCAATGAATGCGTGTGCAGCTGTGCACCCATTCAATGAACTTATCGTGTCAGAGATTCTGGCATACAGAGAACAGGCTAAACTCCTCTCAACCTATCTTGACTGGGACAAGTTCTGGAATGAGCGCCTTTACTACAAGACCAACCCGGCTGGAACTGATACAGGCAGGCTTGCATCTACTGAATCAAGTTTCTGGACTGGGCTACAGATTCAAAATATCCCTCAGGGAAAAGCTGTCAAAAGCTGGATATGTGCTGACGCTGACTGGGACGGACTCGCAGAAGGAGACTATGCTCAGAGTGAAGCTCGCTGTGTCGGATATCTCTCCGGATGTAGAAGTCTTATTGATCTTGTTGAGTCCGACAAAGACTACCATAGTTGGAATGCTCATAAGTTTTTCGGAGTTCCATACGAAAAGGTTGACAAGCCCTTGCGAAATCTGTCCAAGCGTGTCAATCATGGATCAAATTACAACATGGGCGAGGCAGTCTTATTGGAAACTATGGGTCCGAAAGCCGTGGCAGAGGCCAGAATCCTGCTGAAGCTGCCGGCCTCCTGGAGCCTGATACAAGTCTGTCGGCATCTGCTGAGCACTTATGCTTCAACATATCCAGAAGTCAAGCGGGATTGGTATGATGAAGTCAAGAAGACGATCAAGCTGACCAAGAAACTTGTCAGTCCGCTGGGCTGGACTCGGCATTTCTTTGCAGATCCCACAGCGTCCAAACCAGCACTCAATGCAGCCGTTGCACATGGACCTCAAAATCTATCTGTCGGCATTATCAATACTGTCTTCTATTCTATCTGGCGTGATTCTGTGTATGGTGATCTGCGGGGCAAAGTGCGGCTCAAGGCACAGATTCATGATTCTCTTTTGTTTGCTTATCGTGGCAGTGACACTCCAAATCTGGTACTCAGTCGCATGACTTATCCTGTTGAAGTCAGAGGCACAGACCGCATAGTTCGCACAATGGTGATTCCGCCGGATATGAACTCTGGCGAAAAGTATTGGGGAGATTTGAAGTGAGTTTGCCGCCGGGTCAAACACTTGCAGATTTGTATTTCAAATATGCGGAGAAGACTGAGCCGCCGATGATCTTTCATCGCTGGAGTCTGCTTGGTTGTCTAGCAGCTTCACTCGGCCGCCAATACTATCTGCCATTCGCAGACTTCAGAATCTTTCCAAACATGTATGTCATGCTCATAGGTGATCCAGGCACCAGAAAGAGCACGGCTATCAAGATGGGCAAGCGTATTCTGAGTGCCAGTGGCTATGACAAGTTCAGTGCTGAGAGAACATCTAAGGAGAAGTTCCTGCTGGATCTTGAAGGCATTGAGGAAGAAGATGGAGTCATCAACACAAACAAGGTGATGAAAAATCTCTTTGGTGAGGACTTCAACACAGCAGATCCAAAGGAAGTATTCATTGTCGCTGATGAGTTCAATGAGTTTGTGGGCACGGGCAACCTCGAGTTTCTGAGTATGCTTGGCGCACTGTGGGACTGGGATGACCAAGCAGCGCCATTCAAACAGAGACTCAAGACTTCCCGCAGTGTCAACATATTCCAGCCAACAATCAATATTCTCAGCGGCAACACGCATGCCGGATTTGCAGAGGCGTTTCCGCCGCAGGCATTGGGGCAGGGATTCCTATCCCGTATCCTTCTAGTATATGGTGAGGCCAGTGGCAAGAAGTTTGCATTTCCAGAGAAGCCATCAGATGAGCTCAAACAAGCATTGATAGATGCATTCCTTGAAATCAAGAGCAATGTTATGGGAGAAGCAACACTCACGCAGAAAGCAAGAGATATGCTTCAGACCATATATCACAGCTTTGAAGGGCTGGAGGATGCAAGATTCAAACACTACAGCACACGGAGATATACGCATCTGTTAAAGGTTTGCCTGCTCACGGCCGCCAGTGCATGTCGCACTGAGATACGTGCTGAGGATGTACTGTTTGCAAACACACTGCTGACCTTCACTGAACATCGCATGCCCAATGCTATGGGTGAGTTTGGCAAGGCCAGGAATGCAGATGTTGCAGCAAGACTTGTGAGTGTCTTGACAGATGCAAAGATGCCTGTTGATTTGCCAGCACTTTGGAAACAAGTCAGTGCAGATTTGGACAAGCCTGAGGATCTGAATAAACTATTGGCAGGTCTTATACAGGCAGGCAAGGTACAATATGTAGCCAGAACAAAGTCAGGTAATCTGCAAGGCTACATGATTGTGAGAAAGATGCTTAGCAATAAGCATGTGTATTGTGATTTTTCACTGTTAAAGGAGTCGAATCATGTCTGAAAATGTTGTGGTTAGTAAGGCTGTTTTACAGCAGGCGCTGGAGGCGTTGGAGCCACATTCACGAATTTACCAACGCAATGCAGCCATTGAGGCTCTTAGCGACGCGCTGGCGCAGCAAGAGCAGCAGGAGCAGGAGCAAGAAATTACTACAAGGGCAAGAGAAATCTATGCACAAGGATGGCGCGATGCAGTCAAGACATTGTTCACCCTCCTGCATGAACTACAGCAAGATCCTGTGCGTGTTCACCACAGTCATCACTGGCTGCTAAACTACATCTCACAGCATGTAGCATCACCCAATTATCCCGAGGCCATCATTCAACGTCACTTTGAAAGGAGTCCATACGGTGCCAAGCAAGAGCAAAAAGCAACATGACTTCATGCAGGCTGTGGCACATAGTCTCAGCTTTGCAAGAAAAGCAAGAGTCCCTCAGTCTGTTGGCAGAGAGTATGTCGAAGCAGACAAGAGGAAGGCTGGTAAGAGCAAGACATCAAAGTCAGAGAAAGGAGCAAAGAGATGAAGAAGCCATACATTCCTGAAGGATGTGACCAACAAGGCAGAAGGCTTGAAGAACTGCCTGAGTGGTATGCAGACTTGGATGAATATGAGAAAGAACTTGAGAAAGAGATGAAGCTCTTAATCAAGATCTTTTTCGTTGCAATCTTTGTAGTGCTTGCAGTTACGCTGCCGCATCACTTCCTTAATTTTTAATCTCACAACTTCACACACTGTAAAATATCATGGCAAAGCAAACCAAAAAAGTTCATCTCACACTTGTTCTCGAAACAACCAAGGATATTCCTGAGCTCACAGATCTTGTGGCAGGAAGATGTTATACGATGGATGGTGTGGAGAATGCCACGGCCACGCTATCCCAGGAACAAGCCGAAGTCCAGGAGCCAGTGAACAATCCTCTGGATGCAAAGCTGCGAGCATTCAATAAGCTCTACGGTCTGCCTGCCCCAGACATTCCCGGACTGTCTTCTCGTGAGGACACAAAAAACAAACTCAACCGCTTCTGGAACATTGTTGCTGAGGAGCTTGAAGAAGTCCGAGACATTCTCAAACAACTAGATGAGCCAGGAACTACGCCTGAAATCGTGTTGACTGATATTGCTGACTGGCTTGGTGACATCATGGTGTACTGCGCCAGTGAACTGACCAAGTATGGTCTGCGTCCGTCAGACGTGCTTGGCATCATCATGGCCAGCAACATGAGCAAGCTCGGGCCAGAGGGCAAACCAATCTATGATGAGCGCGGGAAAGTCATGAAGGGACCAGGATACTGGAAGCCAGAACCCATGCTGTTGCGACACATTCAAGCTGCTATTCGGCAAGGAAGCAAGCAAGCCTGACAGAGTGAAATCATGGTGACATGCAAGAAACTCATACTGGAGCATCTTGAGGAGGTTGGGCCAGCAACTTATGCAGAGCTTTGCCGGCAACTGCCCTCACATCGCAAAACAATTCTATGTGCCCTGAAAGACCTTCGCAAGATTCACTTGACAAAGCCCAAGCGTGTTTACATTCAGAGCTACACCTATGATGATGAAGTCAAGCAGCGGTACCCCAGGGCTATCTATGCCCTCGGAGACAAGCCAGATGCTAGAAGACCTAAGCCAGAGAATGGCACAGCACGCACCAAGCGTTGGAGGGAGAAGCAAGTTCTGAGGACCAGAGACAACAAGCGCATGGTAATAGCTGCAAACTCAGTCTTTAACTGGAGGCCCTGATCCTCAGGAGCCTAAAAACAAAAGCCCCCAATCGGGGGCTTTTTCTTTTCTGCAGCTGCGCTGCAGTGTCTCACTCACTAAGCGGCTCACCTCCCATAATCTCAAACAGCTTTTGACTGAACGGATTCTCATGCTTGCGCAGCATCTGATTCACCACACTTTGGTTTGCATCTTTGGTCCAGCGCATATATGCTTGGTTAAAAGTTTCAATGCGTCCGCCACTGCGAGCATACCTTTGCATGAAGTCCTGATATTCTTCATCTGTCGGAACATCATTATTGTACAGTTTGCTCTTTACAACTTCACCAAGACGCTCAATACGTGCCTTGTCCATAGCCTCATATCTCTTTTCCCTATACAAAGCTTGCAGCGCAACAGCTTCATCCATTGGCCGGCTGCCCAGCAGCCTGGTAACACCGCCGTAGTTGACAACTCTGTCAACAGTAGCGGCAAGCATGGAAGTTGTTTCAAACTCGTTTGCTGCAGAAATCAGACTTCCCGTACCTGTAGTGCTGCGGCCAGCCAGAACTTGTGCAAAGCCTGCAAGCGGCCGGTTCCACCCTTGGTGTTCAAGGGCTCGCATGAAAGCATTGGAAGCATCAGCGCCTCCAGCAATATTGCGACTAAACTCATAGAGATTCTCCACAAGTTTGATGCTTGCACTGACTGCCGGCACGTCAACAATATTGGTGGGCAGAATAGTGATGTGCCGAGGGTTAATGTCACCGCGCGTGAACAGTGCAGGGAATGAGCCGCTGAACAACGGGAATGCAGATGCCGTGCCATACAGCATCCAGTCACCAAGTTCCTTGTTAAAGGCAGGCAACACACTGTACACATCTTTATGCTCAGGGTTTTCTGCCAGCCACTTGCCAAGAATATAAGTGTTTGCAGCATCAAAGAACGGCAGGCCGTTCAAGCCAAACATGCTGCCCTGCATACCGGCAAAGATAGCAAGCGTCTTCTTGTCCCCAGCTTGCATATGGCGATGCAGCTGTTGCAGAACGTTGAATGCATACGTTTGAAACAGGGAGACTGCAGCGCCCGTCGTGCCTTGGAACACAATGGGCCGCTGACTAGTCACATAGTTCCCTTGCGTGCGGTTCACAAACGTGCTAATATAAGCATTCTGTTCCTTGACAGTCATGCGACCAGCTTCCACAAGTGGATCACTGAGTTGCCGCATAACATCCGCAGACACAAAGCGTGTGAAGTCTTCAGAGAAGTTATTTCCAGCCAGCTTGGCAGCAGTCTCAACACCGCGGCCCGCCTTCTCCACCCATTCCTTAGGTGCAATGTTAGGTCTGTACGCCAGGTCATCAATCATGTCATGATACAGCGTACTGACTTCCTTGATAGCGCCAATCTCCTTGTAGCGGTCAATCAGTGCAGTCTTGTTCGTGCCGAAGAAATTACTGACAGAATCTGCCAGCAACTTAGTCGTAGATGGCACACGCATCTCACGACCAGGCACCTTGATAGTAGTGAGTTCTGCCAGCTTGCCAGCAAGCTCAGGAGTTTCAGCCATCATGCGGCGCACACTGGACATCTCAGTGGCCAACATGATAGGAGTAGAAATGATGTTGATGAGAGAGTTAAAGAAGTCCAGTCGCAGCGTGGTTGTAGCCAACGCCATGTTGGCCTTCTGGAAGAACTCCCGTATCACATTCTTAGGAACACGCTGGTTGGCTTCCAGATACGTGTCAATATTATTATATACTTTCGGCAGACCATATTGATCAATGACCTTATTGGCTTCCTCCCAAGGAAGCAGATCACTCTTGGCTTGGAAGAATGCAGTGTTCAGAGCTTCACCAGCTTTGATGCCAACCTTGTCAATGAACTCATTGAGGGAATCCAGCAGCGGGAACTCTTGTTGCTTGGACAGATTCAGTGCAGTCTTGATATAATCACCGAATGGATCGGCAACCTTTGCACGGAAGCGAGAGCCAAGGCCACGCGTTACGGACTCAGACTCCAAGCGATATTGCTTGCTGAGCAATTCCATCTCAGAGAAGAACTCACGATTCTTGGTCTGCGTAGCATGCCGAACAAGTTTCTCCTCTTGCTTTGCATGCCAGCCCAGCCAGTCATCCATGATATTCTCAAGCCGAGTCTCCGGGAAGAAGTCAGCTAGGACACCGCGGCGAGCAAGGTCACTGTTCACAGAGGCCTCGTTCAGAGTATTCTGATACTCGTACTCACCCTTGGCCTTGAAATAGTTCTCTGTGTTTCCCTTGAAAAACACATCATAGTCATCGCCAACTTCAGCGGCCAACTTGCGCAGTTGATCTTCGCTGCGTGCGATAATCATGGAAGTATCAGTGCCGAGCCCGAGCTTCTCCTTTGTGCGCACAAACGCATGATATGGATACCGAACAGTGTTGACCGGAGGCGCATAGATTACACCCTCCACATCAGTGTGCTTGACCAAACCAGCAGCGTTATAGAGAGTCGTGAACTTCTCCATACGCACATTGTTTCGTGCAGTGCTTGCACGAATAAAGTCCCGAACTTCGACGTTCTGAATATCAAAGCTGTGCGGGCTGCGGCCAGTTCCCTCCAGTTGCCGAAGGGCTGCATCAATATCGCCATCAAGACGCTTTGACAATTTGACAGCTTCCACAGAAACCAACCGCTTGATAGCTGGGTCAGTGGGGTCAAGCATATAGCGGTATTCAGACTTGCGCAGTGCAGTGGTCAGAATTCCAAGTTCTGCAGCAGCACGTTGATTGTCTCGCAGCGCATTCACATACGGAGACAGCGATTCAATCGTGGCATCGCGCCAACGCTGCGTGATGAGTGCCACATTCTTGCCAAGCTCTTGCACAAAGAGTTTAGCTTTGTCTCCGTATCCAGCGTTGCTGGCACCAAACAGAGTTGCACCAGCGCCCTCAAGACTGCTAGTTGCGCTGAGTTTCTTGGTGAACTTATTTCCAGAGCCGACAAACTCACTCTCATGTGCAATGAGTGCAGCGTCATCTGACAGCACTGAATCAGCTGCAGTGATATTAGTCTTGCGTGCAATCTCCAGTTGATATTGCCTCGTGAGCTCCTTGGTCATCAAATGATTGGGGCCCATGTTCATATTATATGCTTCTTCCGGCAGCAGATAGTTTGCTTTGCCAGAGGACACAGGCGAGAAGTTCCACTCCATCTGCACAGTGCGAGGAGTCAGTGCATCCTTAGTACGCAGAATCTTACCAGGAGTGTTCTCCTTTGGCGGAGTGTAGCCACGTGCAATGGCATCTTCAACCCAGCGGCGATCCGTGTTCAGATGAGCAGCGATCGCATGGGTGTTAGGAATGCTTGTGCCGGTGGGAACATCATTCAGTTGCTGCTCAAGAATCTCCAGGCGCTTTTGCTGTGCCAGCAGTCGCAGGTCCACAAAGTCATCAAATGACTTCTCCATACCATTGTCAATGATCTTGAGTCCCCGCAGGAATGGCTCTCCGGCATTTCCCTCGGCCATGAGTTCCAGCAGTCTATCGACCATCGGCAGATCATTAGTGTCCAGCCCATTTTTGACTGCAGCCTTGAAATCCGTAGGACTCAGATTGGCCGCCCAAGCATACCGAGCACCAGTCTGCATGGGATCATCAAGAATGCTCACAGCCTTGGAGACTGCTTGTGGGAAGGCGCGGCGGCCAACATAGACAGAATCAAAAGCAGCTTTGAAGCTGCCCTTGCTCACAATGTCACCAAACGTCAGCACAGCCTCAGGAGAGAGTGCAAGCTCCTCCAGATCCAGCATCATGC